GACCCGCAGCGATAGGCCCAGCAATCGGGCCAAGTGCAGTGATCGAGCTTCCCAATATACCACCAACAAAGGAAGGTATCATTTTGCTCACTGCATCGAATGCAACCGCAGCGGCTGCCTTGCCAAAGTCACCGAGGGTTGCTTTGCCGCTTTCAGCGAGTGCTGCAAATTGTGTAGTGAGCTGCGTCATGGCATCGCCTGCTATTTTGCCGGTCTCGGATATATTGCCAGATGCATCGGTAAATTGATCGGTTACAAACTTTGTAAGAGTCACACTTTGAGAACGCAACAAAGATCCTATGGTCTTGTCTTGCACTTCTTTAAGGCGCTCTGCAAAAGTGATCTCACTCTCTTGCATAGCATCTTGTCTTGCCTTTGTGACTTCGCTCATCTTCGCAGCGTACTCTTCAAAGCTGATCTCTCTCTTTGCAAGACTTGAGTTTAGATCATTCTCTTCTTGATTCAACGCGCCAAGGCGATCTTCTCTTATTTTATCGTTAGCTTCTTTCTCTTTGCGAAGCCGCTCTGTATTAAACACATCAAGTATGCTTGTCTGCAGAGCCTTTTGTATTTGGAACTCAATTGAAGCCTCGCGCTCTGCTTGAGCAATTGCATCTTTTGATTGAGTAGTGTAATTATCGAGCCTTGTCTGCAACAAGTTGATGCTTGCTATATTACGTGCAATTTGTGAATCAAAGCTTTCAACTGCGGCTTGATTACCAGAGGCTATTGCCTCGGCTTTTGCAGTTTCTATTTCAGCATTTTGCGCCTTGATAAAGTCGATATACTTTTGACCTTGTGCAAGGTTTTGATCAAATGCTTCTTGAGTTACGGCTGCAACTTTTGGGACAAGTATATCAGCGTTTTTCTCTACATCTTTTACAACGGTCTCAAATTCTTTGATTGTATCTTTGAAGTCAGGTGTTTTGACTTTGATTTGCACATTCAAATCCTTGCCAAGCTTCTCGGTCTCACCAAGGTAAAAAGAGCGTATGTCTTCAAAGTCTTCTTTCTTTGCTTTGTCTGGTTTTATCTTGAGAGTCAATTGCTCTTTTGACAATACAGTGTTGAAGTCCTTTACATCGGCAAGGCTTGTATTGAGATATTCCTTGAGCTTTTGAGCTCGAACTTGTGCAAGCTCTTGTTCTTTGGCTTTACGCTCTTCAGCCGTGCCTGTAAAGGTTGCAAGTATTTCTTTGTCATCATTGACCAAACTCTGTGCATAATCAGCATAGAGTGCTTTTAGTTTTTGCAAATCAGACTCGGTCTCTTTTGGGGTTTTACCACCACCTCCACCTTTACCGCCTCCGCCTCTTGCAGTTGCTTCGGTTTTTGCTATTTCTTGCCCTGCTTGCTTTGCTGCCTCGGTAGTGCTTTTAAGTTCAGCTCGTGCCGTTTGCAAATTACCCTTGAATGCTGATACCCATTTTTGCGAAGAGAAAAGATCTGATAATTTATCAGCGGCTGTTGCAAAATCTAAATTTAATGCGGCCTTAAATGCTTCACCTATTGTATCAAATGCCAGCTTAAATGTAGCTCCAATTGCCTTCAAATACACTTGCACTTCATTGATAGCTCTTGGCAAATCGCTGAAAAAGTTATAGACCGTATCAAATGCACTCTTTAGATTGTTGAATACAGTCGATACCCCTGGTATCTTGCTTATCAAATCTCCGATAAAAAAGATAAAAGACTTAATACCTTCAACTACAAACTTTACCGCTTCGATTGCAAGCTTCAAAGCTCCTACAAATACATCTACTATGCCTTTTGCTACATTACCAAGCACATCAAATAGCCCGCCGATTGCACCTGATACTGTGTTGAGAACGCCTTGCATGATTTCCATAGCATCAACGCCCTCACCAACTGCACCATCCATACCAAATGCACTCTTGATAGCATCAAATACCGGCGCAAGTGCAAGCATGATTTGATCGAAGGCATAGACTGCGGTCTCATATATTGCATTAAGTGCTTCAACGGCAACTGATATCATGCCTACGATATTGACCATAATACCACCGCCGATAAAACCGAGTATAGGTTCTAATACACTCCATACTCTTTCAAAATATCCACTCATACTACTGCCTAAACTTTCAAACGCGGGGCCGAGTGATTCAGTAAACAAAGGTATCAATGCATTGAGTGCATTATTAAGCCCTGACCCGATGGTCTCAAATGCCTCATTGACTGTATTGCTTAACTTATTAAACGTACCACCTGCATCTTCTTGTTGTTTTTTTACAGTCTCAAATGAAGTGCCAAGAATTTTATTAGCTTCAGCAAGTTTTTCGGTAGGGCTTAACGTGCTTTTGAGAGTATCAGCAAGCTGTGGATATTTTTTACTCAATGACTCAATGGCAGCCGCACCTTCAGGATCAGCAAGACCACGTGAGAACGCCTTTACAACTGCCTCACCTTTGACCGTGCCATCGGTAAAGGTCTCAATACCGGCTGATAGCTTTGTCAAGTCCTCTGCTTGTTTGCCCGATACGCCCCCTAGCGTCGCTACAGTGCCTGCAAGTTCGCGAGTCCGCTCCGTTGGTAGGCCGAGATCATTTGCGAGCTGCAGAGTGGATTCCCTGACCTTGTTGATCTCACCTTCAACGTCTGCAATGCCTTGTTGCTTGAATGCGACCTCGAGCTTATCCCCAAACTCATCGGCTCGCATTGCCCCTTCAAAGATTGCAGTCCCCAAACCTTGCACTGCACTGATTGCCGTGCCTATCCCAGCGGTTGCAAGGCCACCTGCAAGGCCTCCTACGAGACCGGATGCAAGATTGCCACCACTAAACGCCCCCTTAAGCGAGTCCATTATGCCTCCGCCGGTACTCTTGGCTTCAGCTGCAAGACTATCCCGCGAGGCTTTTGCCCCTGTGGTATCAATATCAACCTTTTGAGAGTCGAGCTGCTTGATTTCGGTCTCGGCTTTGTCAGCTGAAAGTGCAATGCCATTGAGTCCGGATTGCACTTTATTCAAGTCTGCAAACAGCTGACCTACATCAAGCCCTAACTTAATTTTAATATCATCGGCCATGTATTCTGCGCTCCATTTTACGGCGTTCTTTGTGGTATGTAATTAGATAGGCATAGGTCTTGATTACATCGACTCGTGATGTATCATAGTAAAGTCGCAAGAAAGCGGCGGGGTCGCCGTTTGCTACGCCTTTGAAGATCCAATATTGCCCGCTCAACTCGCCTAAATAGTACGCACTCTCATTCTCTGTTTCTTCATACTCATCATCATCCGGGTCATTGAATATCACAAGCTCCGACAAGTAATACTCACATAATGCGGATTCTTCGGCATACTGTTTCACGAAAAAACTTAAGGGCATCCAATATGCCATCGATATCCTGACCTTGCCAGAACTCGGAGTCAGCTTGGCTTTGTATGCCAGCCAATAGCTCGGCATTTTGCACCTTGCTTATGTCGATGCATTCTTTTGTAAACTCGAATATCTTTGGGATTGTAGTTGCATCTACATTGATCAGCTCAAAGAGATTAGCCCGCACTTTGAGATATGCGGTCTTGATAATTTCTTGGAATGCGAACTCTTGCATAATATCTTTGAAGGCATCTTGCCCTTTTGTCAAGTCTATTTTACTTGCAAGGTTTTCATTACTAAATACCTTCTCCATGATCTCTTGCTCTGCGGCGGCTTGCGCGCCTTTAGTCTGTGCCAATTCACTCAACAACGGAGTCACTTTGTCATACAATGCAGGTGTTAACTTGGTATGCAAAGGCACTTCATGTGCTGTATCGTTCAGATATAATTTCATGCTATCTCCTTATGATAAAATATGGGGCGGCGGTGAACCGCCCCGTTTACGATTAGACTGCTGTGAACCATACTTCTTTGTATCCAATTTTAGCAGGGATACAAACGTTTGTAGCACCGGTTACAAGTACTGTGCAGAACAAAGATGAAGGCACTGTGATGTCAGTTTCATTGTTGACTACATCGCCTGCAACCTTTGGCTTTGTGTACTTACCTGATTCTTGGTCAAATGCACCTGCATCTTGAGCCAATTTGCAAAGCATCAAAGTAACTTTGCGCTTACCACTTGCTACATCAGTACCACCATACACAATCTGAAGCAATGTATCGCTTGTTGCTTGTGAAGAGTTGAACTTTGTGCCATCTTCGTACTCACCTGTATCAGGTGTTACGGTTGTTGTCGGAGCGTAGTTTTCCAAAAATGATGTCAAGTCTGGATTATCTTCGTTCTGATCGATTGTGAATGTCGTGCGAGTCAATGAAGTTTTTATCTTACGGTTCATTGAGTAGACCGCACTTGAGCCGAGCTTACCGGCTGGAGTTGTTGCGAGTTCATTAGCTGTGTAAAACACGCTAAGATTACTACCACCTACTACCATTTTTTACCTCGTCTGTTTTTTGTTTGTGATATGAGAATGTGTTAATTAAGTAGTTCCAATTTCGGTCCGATGCCTCGCGAGTGTACTCGCGTATCATCAGTTTTGCGTTCCGTTCTGCTTTGTCTCGTAGTTGCTCTGCACTCAAATTGTATCCGAGATGCCAGAGCAATATGTCTGTATCAGCTACCACTATATCTTCATCATGCAAATCAAGATGCTCATGGCATATAGCCTTCCACTTGATACCTTGGTGATTGCGTAGTATTCGCAAGTTAGCACCTGCGTATCTTTGCCTCACATATCCGACGCGCTCATCAAGTTCAGATCGCATGCCGGTTATTGTAAGGCCTGCGGCGACTGCATCGCTTTCATCAAGTGCATGCATATTGTCCCAAAATTGACCATGTGGCATGCTTAAGCGCTCATCACTATCTATGTGAATTATCCAGTCACCGGTTGCATACTCATCAAGTTTATTGCGAAGGTATGCAAAGTCCCAATAGTTTTCAAAGTCTGGCACTTCCCATGCAAGTACAACGTGATCACTCGTGCGACCTACATAAGTAAAGATCGGCTCTTTGAGTTTGGGGTTGATTGATGTCTCAATTGCAACGATTTCAATGTTCTCTTCGGGTAATGACGCTCTCCAATCTCGTAGATCTTCTCCTTCAGGAAAGATCACACATGCACTTACCTTCATAAATCTCCACGATAATAAATTGTCCTAAATGTCATAAAGTAGATGCCCTTTGTCTCGTCATCATTGTATGTTACGGCTTGAGCATCTACAAAGTGAACGGGTGCAAATACAGTCCGCTCAAAGTCACTCTCGTATGTCAACGGTCTGAAGTTCAAAAGCTTATTCTCGATTGCCTCCGCATGATCCGCAAGTGACTCGCGAAGCAAGGCTTTGCCTGCGGTCGAGTTCTTTTTGACTTGAACTCCGACAAGCAAGTAGATGTCAATCGTTCCTTTGTTTGCAAAGGCGCTGTCATCTTCGAGCCCGATTACCTCGCGAGAATCAGCACCACCAAGAATGCCGACATACGGGAACTGATATGCATTCCACTTGTCTATCATTACTTGATCATAGACTTTGATACCGCTCATCGTGCGAAGTTGATCCGCTATTGATTGGAGCGCCGCTGATTCTCTTGCCATTGTTGTATTCCTTGGATTACCGCAGTGCGTACACCGTCTTGATATTTATTGTCTTGTCTAAATCTCTGCAGTGCAGGTGCAAAGTATGGCCGGGCTGGTATGTTTACCCCTCCGACTCTTCGCACTTTGAGTGCTATATTGCGAAAATACTCTACACCGGTCTCACGATAGCGCGCCCAAAAGTAGCCTTCCATCTTGCCTTTGGTTTTGATAAAGCCGCCAGTCTCTTGTATTCTTGCATACGGCAAATCTGATCCATACTCAAGCTCAAAATTACCACTTGATTCCTGCACTCTGTACACATTACCCTCGCTACCACGTGCAAATGATCTAAACAATTTACCGGTATTAATTGCAAGCTTTGTACTTGTTGAAGGTGCAATGCGTTCCTTGAGTCCAGACCGCTCCATCTGCGTACCGATAAAGGCTTGCATGACAAAAGGGAAGCGTAAGAGCTGATCATTTATGATCGGCCTCAAGATACCTTGCAACTGTGCCACATCAAGCATACATCACACCGTAGGTATTACGAATTGAGCAAAGTATTTATGCCATCCAATATCAGTCTTGAGTGAATTGGACACATTTTGTCCAGCGCCTCCGGTTGATACCGAGTTGAGACCAAACCAATTGCCACCTTGAGGGCTTTGCTTGTAGCATAAAGATGCCATCTCGGCGATGCCTTGCAGGATTGTATAGGGCATTGCTGCATCGCTATACCCTGTGGTCAAGGTAGCCTTAAATTGTCCATTGGTTTTATCCCTAAATATGATATAGTTTGCATACGCCTCGGCGTTCCAGGCATAGTTACTACCACTATATGCAGCATACGTAGCAAACTCGTTCTCGCGCCATTGCAAAGCGGTGAGGGTAGTGTTTGCATTGTACGGGACAAACTTCCATGAGTGATTCGCTTCGAGCCCTCGCTGGGCTTTTGAAGCGTAGAATTGATAGTTTACCGAACCGCTGCGAAGAGGCTGACCGCAGTAGCTTTCAGCCTCATCGTAGCAGATAGCGATCAGGTCATCAAACCAAGTATAAAGCGCCGTATCCTCGGAGGTCGGATCGCCGTTAACTTCCAAATTTAGAAAGGTCATGAGAGCCGTGAACGCCCTCGGATTTGCGCTTGTATATGGCATGATTACTTACCTGTTTTTTTAGTTTCAACTTTGGCAGGCGCTGGCTTCTCTGCAGTGAGTGCCTTTGCTTTGCCGTCTTTGATAAGAGCCTCGGCGATTTCAGCGGGGAGAGAGGTCTCAAACCCCGCTGATACGCCTTTGTATGGCTCGTTGAGAATTACACTTACGAGCATTGTATCACCTTAATTAGGTTGTTGAAGTTTTGAGAACACCGATTGCTGATGGTGCAGGGAATGCAAATGCAACGCGCTCAACAACTTCGATACCTTTTTGATGAGTACCACCCAAACCAGTAGCACCAAAGTACTCTTTGTATTCGTTGACTGTAACATCTTCACGAATACCCATAACTGTAAACTGTGCAAAGTCGCAGTAAACACCAGATGCTGTATTAGCAGCTGAAGTTGGGAATAGTGAGTCAGGAACAACGTGCATCGGACGGCCTGTTGGAGTAAAGTATGAGTTGCCTTCGAGGGCAGTCATGCCGATTGATGTGATTTCAATAGGACGTACTTGATCATAGATAGGACGTGATCCACCTGTCTCTTTCATCAAGAAACCGAAGACGCTTTGAGGCACTACGAATACGCCATTTGCACCAACGCCAGAGTTAACACCGAGGCGCAAGTTCCAAAGGTCAGTCCAGCTAATTTCACCAAAGGTATCTTTACCAGAGTTATTAGCACCGCCTTGGCGTACAATTGTTGTAGATGCAGCATTGAGCAAACCTGTGAAGTTAGGTGCATTGCCATCGCCATTGAAAAACTGCTTCTCTTCGGTCTCTGCAAGCGCGCGGCCCAAGCCGTTGATTACATAATCCAAGAATGCAGGTGTAGCATCTTGCAATTGCTCTTCAGATACGATAGCACCGGCTACGATCTTGCGAGCTGTCATTGCTGTTGCTGTAAAGAAGTTTGCAGAGTCAGTCAAAGTGAGGCCAGAACCTTCAGCAACAACTGCGCCAGTGAACGCGCCGCTTGATACGAGGTTCTCTGTCTTGCCTCTCATTGGATAAATCTTTGCAAGTGCTCTTGCATATCCAAACTGATCAGCAAAAGACATGATCTCTTCGACCCAAAATTGTGGAACGGCTGCACCACCTTGAGATGATGTGCCTGTGTTGAAGTTTGCACGTGTGATATACTTTGCATTTGCAGCGCGAGCGATCTCATCTGCTTGACCTTCGAGGCCTTTGTGCTTTGCCAAGATGTAGTCAGCAACAACGCGAGCTTGATCGCGACGTGCATCGTGATCTGCTTTGATAGATACCAAACCTTTTGCAGGTGATGGTGTATTTACAGGGTGCAATGTACGCAACTGATCAGCGACCTTGCGATCAACAACTTCTTTGAGTTGGTCTTTTGTTACAATGATATTTTCCATTTAAGTATATCCTTTAGATTAAGTTGATTAAATCTTCTGTGTTGAATTTCTTTGGCATGTTCAAAGTAATTGAACGGCCTGCTTCAACTCCGACTGCAGCTTTAATAGTCTTGTAGCCTTTGTTGATCATGTCCATACCTTCAGCGATTTGTGCTTGTGTAGATGCTGCGATCTTCTTGCCTACGCGAGTCTCAAGGCCGTTGAAAGATGCAACAACTTCTTCGGGTGCAGGTGCGGGTTCAGCGGCTGGAGCTGGCTGATCGCTTACTACTTGCACCGGTGGCTCGGCTGCAGGCTCTTGAGCAACTGCTTCACCTTTCAATGCTGCAAGCATAGCAGCTGCGCCATTTGCCAAGAATGCATTTGCTGAAGCCTCTGCTTCATCTGGCGTAAAGCCGAGATTGATTACTTCCGTAACGAGTGCTTCCTTGATCGCAGGAAGAAGCTCGTCTTGGATCTTTGCTTCGATCTCTGGAGTTAACATTCGAGTTTCCTTTTTGTATTTATTGATTGATTCTTGTAAAAGAGTTTTAAGTGACTTCTTGAGCAGTGCTTGTCTATTCGCCGGAACGCTTACGACACTAAATTCAACAAGCTCTGACTTTGTGTACACCGTAACCTTCTTGCCTTCGATTGTTTGCTCTTCATACTCTATCGGGATAATGCCTACTGATACTGCCTTGACAAAGCCGGCATTGATAAGCTTTGCAAGTTTCTTGCCTTCCTCTGTTACGCACTCGATTTGTATCGTAGCTTCCAAGTTCTCACCGTTCATTGCAAACCCTAAACAACGACCGATAGGCCACTGATCCGAG